CGCGCCCCCGCGTTCAGATTGTTCGCAAGCCCGGAGATTGGGTCCCATTTCCACTAGCCATCGGCCCAGCTTTGTGGTACTACTTGGACATGCGCTTATTGAAGAAGAGTGAATTCGCCAGATTGTGCGGCGTAACAAATAAAGCTATTCACAAGGCCATCGATTCTGGTTCGCTTGACCTTGTGCCGCATGGCAAGTGCGGCCGCATCGATGTTGACGCATATAAATCAGCTCAATACAAAGCAGGCTATGGTCGGACCACCGAGGAGCTTAACAATAGGCGCCGCAATAAAGCGCAGGGGCTGCCGGTTAAGAAACAAGGTGGTCTGGCCACCCGAGATGAATTTGAGGACGAGACGCAGGGCGAGACCGACGCGTTCAAGAGCAGCGCAGATAGTATCGCCGAGCGGACGAGCGTAGCAAAGATGCTCCGGGCCGAGGAGCAGGCGATGGAGGCGCGTCTGAAGAACCTCAAATTCCGCGCGGAGCTTATTGGCCGCGAGCCGGTTTATCGACTGTTCCACTTCTTCGACCGAATGCTTGCTGCGTTTGAGCGGTATGGAAACACTGGTCTCAAAGACCTTGGGGAGAACATTCTTGAGGCCGGCAAGCTACTCCCGGAACACTATACCGAATTTTTAGACGGGATTCTAAATATCACGGATACGACCAAAAACGACTTTGCCAAGGAGCTGAAGAACATTGAACAGCAATCAGGCGAGTGACATAAAGCTGGCGCCAGAGGTCAGCGACTATGCGTGGCTTTCCTCAATGGTTGCCGCGCGACCGACGCGGGCTCGCAAGCAGAGCTTAGTCGAATACGCAGAGGGTTCTATTATTCCAATCGGCCCGCTTGAGGGTGCGAAGTTTAAGATGTCTCGGTCGCCATACTGTGAAGAAATTTTGGCGTGCCTTAGTCCTGAGTCGCCAATCAATCAGGTGGTGTTTCAGTCCGGCGCTCAAATATCCAAGACAACAATTGGCGAGATATTTTGTGCGTATTTTATGTCTGAGGTTCCTTCTGAAATTATTTGTGCCACCGCAACGCTCGACGCAGGAAGCAAGTGGCTCAAGAAGAGAATGATGCCGCGCATTAAAAGCATGGGTCTGGAGCTGCGGGACTCAAGCCATCTTGATACGCGCCGGAGCGGCGACAAAATATACTCCAAGACCTTTGACGGAGGAACGCTAGACGTTGCTAGCGCCCAGAGCGCGTCGCAGCTGGCGTCCGAAACGAAGCGGATTGTTGTTTGCGAAGAGGTAGACCGCTGGGTTGAGAATCTTAAAAATGAAGGCAACCCATTTGATATTGTTAAAAAGCGTGCGCAGGCGTGGCACAACTTGAAAAAGATATATGTATCAAGCACGCCGACAATAGAGGGCTATTCTAAGATTGCGGAGCTTTATGAAGAAGGCGACATGCGCCAGTACTGGGTGCCGTGTCCAGAATGTAACAAGCGCCAGCTGCTAAAGATAGACAGCGGCGACACCGGGGGCATTACATGGTCGACGAGTTCCGGGCGAATACGCAACAACGAGGTCTATTATGTATGCGAGCACTGCGGGGCCTGTATACAAGAAACGAAGAAGCCTTACATGCTGCGGGGCGGGATATGGGTGCCGCAAAAGGAGCCGGAGTTTGACCACATCGCAAGCTTCCATCTGAGTGCTTTGTATTCACCGCTTATGACTTGGCTTCAGGTAGCGCAGGAGTTTATCAAATCACATTCGTCCCCGCTTGCCGCGCAAAACTTCAGAAACCTAGTACAGGGACTGACGTACAAAGAAACGGGCTTGCGCGTTTCTATGGAGAAGGCAATAGAACATCGCGGCAGCTATAAGTCGTGCGAGCCTCCGGACGAGGTTTTGTTTATTACGGGCGGCGCAGACGTCCAGCAGGGGAAGCAGATATATTCCACGTATTCTGATAAGCAAATAGACAATACGGTCGCACAAATGATGAGCGAAGGAAAAGACCCGTGGAAGGCATCGCTGCCACGTCTCGAGATAGAGATGCTTGGCACCGGACTTGACCTGAAGACTTGGTCGATAGAATATAAGGTCTTCTATGGCCACACAAACGATCCCAGCTCTGGCGCTTGGGCTAAGATGCTGAAGTGGATAGAAGACTCGCAGCTGAAATATAGGCGGATGGACGGCACGTTTGTTCCGGTTAAACGGATATTTATAGACTCCGGCGACGGGCTTCGGACGCAGGCTGTATATGAATTTTGTATGAGGTATCCGTTTCTGGTTCCGGTCAAGGGCTTTCAGGCGCTCAAAAAAGACAAGAAGCGCGGCGACGAGATGAGCGTTAAGTCGTTTACGCGCTTTACCGCCAAGATGCAGGCTGGGCAGAAGTGCGTGGACGTGTCGACCAATTATTACAAGCGAGTTATTTATGATAGCCTGCGCGTTCCCCGGTCGCAGGAGGCTGACCAGCGGGCGAAGTTCCCAGACCATCCGCGAGACTACCCGGACCACTATTTTGAGATGTTGACGGCGGAGGAGCAGCGCAAAGACCTTAGCTTTCACAAGGCCAAGAATAGAAACAACGAAGCCCTCGACTGCAAGGTGTATGCGTGGTGCGCCGCCGACGAGTTCTTGGAGTCGGTTGTGAATACGGCCCGGGCCAAGATGGTGCTGGCCGGCAAGACCAAGACTTATGCGGAGGAGCGGTATACCGTCCGCGCCGTAATCGGGGCGATGCACCAAGCGCGTCTGCGCGAGATGAAGGATGCTATTGATGATAAGCGTTGACGATAGGCAGCTGCGCCAATTCGCGAAAGAGCTGAAAATACAGCGTCCGTCACAGCAGGCGGCAATAGTTCGCGGAGTGCTAAATGACCAAGCACGTGCAACCCGTGCGCGGGCCAAGACGGCGACGCTGCCGCGCTGGTATATTATCCGGCGGGCAAACTTCCTAGCAAGCTCCCTGCGTATCACGTGGGCCAAGGGTCGCGACACGACGTCTATGCAATCGATTATGGGCGCAAGGGAAACATGGGGCAAAAGAAGCTCACCATTTATTGGGCTAAAAGAACAAGAAGAGGGCGGCGAGATTCGCGGCTATTCTATCCCGACCGCATTCTCCCGTGGTGGGGACTTTTCCAAATCGGTGAAAAGGAAATATAGATTTGATGCGCTTGGCGAGATTGTTCGTATCATGCCCGGCAGGGAGCTTTGGCATATACGCAGGCTGGACAAAGCAAATTACAAGGGTGCGTTTAGAATAACTAAAAGCACCCACAATCTGAAGGCTGGCGTATATGTGTTTTTTGGTCGACGAGTTGGGCGCGGGCGAAATAAAATCAGGCCGATTAAAATGATTAAAGACGAATCTCGAAAGAATATCAGAATTAGCCGCGTCGAATGGATGCGGCCAGCGGTAGAGGAGGCTGTTAATAAGAGGACAACGGCCCAGTTTTATCAAACCCATTTTAACAAGTTAACAAAGCCATTCGTACCGAAAACTTAAAAAACCGCTTTATTAGACGTCTGGGAAGGGGTATATTTTCAGCATGAGCGCAATTCGCCAACAAAAAGAAGAAGAGCTCGCCGAGGTTCAAGAGGAGCTTATAGAAATCCGCGCGGCCATCAAGATTGCACTTGGCGTCAAGGGCGACGTTGAGTCATTCAAAATGTCAACTGGTGCAGATGGCGCCCACGAGACCAAACGGAGGTCGCTAAGCGAGCTTCGGGCAATGCAAAAAGACCTTCGCGAGCGCGAGGAGGAGTTGATATTAGACCTTAACGGCGGCCGGGTATTGCACGCCAGAGTAAGGCGGTGGTAAATGTTCGAGGGATTTAAGCGCTGGCTCCGGCGTGGGACAAAAACAAAGTCCGCGCCAATGAATCAAGGTCTAGACTATCATGTAATTGGCGGCGATGGCGGCGGCGCGCTGTTCGAGGACGGGCTTCCGTATAGCGGAACCGACAAGGTTATCTATCATCGAGAGACGCGGATGAATACTCGCCGGGCGCACATGGAAAGCCTGCGCGCGCGCGCATTAATCGACAATATGGTTGAGGCGACCATTGGTGTTGGGCTCAAGCTTGAGGCAACTCCGGTGGCGGAGCTTCTTGGCAGAAGTCACGAGGAGATGGAAGCGTGGGCTGCCGATGTTGAGCGCCGTTGGGAGTTGTTTGCTAACGACCCGGAGCAAAGCGTAGACGGCACAATGAACTATAACCAGACCCAGCAGCTTTGGATGCTATGTTACGACAGGGACGGCGAGAGCTTTTCAACATACGCTTATTCGTCGAGCAAGAGGCTAATCTCTCCGCTAATGTTTAATATCATGGATGCCAACCAAATACGCGGCAACGCCGTGACGTCAACTTACGCCCAGCTTTATCAAGACGATGGAATCGTTCGGGACAAAAACGGCCGCGAGATAGGGTACAAGGTATGGATTGCCGACCCAGTGAAGCCGGGCTATTTCATCGAGAAGAAAATACCGAAGTGGGGCAGGAAGTCTGGCCGACCGCTTATGATTCACGGCTATAACAAAGAATATGGCGGTCAGGGTAGAGGATTCTCTAAGCTGGCCGTGTTGCTACAAACGCTGGCCGACCTAACGATGCTTGACGCAACGATGCTCCGCAAGGCAATCAACCAGTCGGCAATAATGATGTCCACGGAGAACATGCAACAGACGTCAGGCCACCCGTGGGAGGGGATGGACGCGGACGAGATACTCGCATTAGGTGGATTGTCGGGAGAGGCCCAAAAACAGGCCGCACAGCAGGCCGCAATCGACCCACTAACCTTTACCAACAACAAAAAGGTTCAGCTTGGTGTTGGCGATGTTGTTCTTGTAAACAATAAGCGCGGCGATAAAATAGTTATGCACAAGACCGAGGCTCCCGCCGACGACTACAAGGCGTTTAGCGGCGCGGTTTTTGATAACCTGGCCGCTGCCGCCGGCTCGTCTGTTGAATTCATAGAGAAGAAATTTAGCAGTAGTTATTCTGCGAGTCGCGGAACGCTAAAACAAATATGGGTCCACATAAACAAAATGCGCACGGACGTTGGTGTTAAGTTTAACACCCCGACCTATGGAGCTTGGCTTGCGGAGGAGATTGCCGCCGGGCGCATATCCGCTCCGGGCTGGAAAGACCCGCTGCTTCGTCGCGCTTGGTCATCGTGTCAATGGGTTGGCGAGTCTATTCCAAACATAGACCCGCTCCGGGACGCAAAGGCCCGCGAGATATATGCGAAAATGAGTCTAACAAGCTTGCAGCGGGAGGCCCGCGATCTTAACGGGTCAGATATCAAGACAAACATTCGCAAAAACCGCGTCGACTTTGCAGAGATGCCGGGCGCGCCTTGGAATGGTGTCGCTGAAACCAAAGAGGCCCCCGGCGAAGAAGACGACAAGGCCGAGGGTGATAAAGATTGATATTTCTCAAAATACCGCTTGATTGACCACAACAAGTTTAGTATTTTGTTTTAGCTGGGGGGCGCAAAGGAACGAATGAGCGAAACAACACTCAATGACTTTGTAAGAGAAGGCGGCGCCTTTGAGGCAACTCAGGGCGGCGTTCTCGTCATGAAGGGCGCGAAGCCGTCAAAGATGGCGGAACTCGACGAAGAAAAAAGAGAATTAACTGTTGTCGTATCTACGGACTCTGTCGACCGGTATGGCGACGTTTTGAACCCCAAGGGTGCAAAGCTTAAAAACTACAGACGAAACCCAACCGTGCTATATGGACACAACTCACACAGCGCGCTGCCAATTGGCCGCAGCCAAAAAACGATTACGCAAGACGGGGCAGTTGTTGCTAGGCCGCGCTTCCACAAGGAGACGGAGCTGGCCCGCGAGGTCTGGGCGTTGGTAAAAATAGGCGTTCTGAATGCTTGGTCTGTTGGCTTTATTCCGCTCAAGTGGGAGTGGATAAAAGACAAAGATGGTCGCAACACGGGCGGCTGGAACATAGAAGAGTGGGAGATGCTAGAGTTTTCTTCCGTTCCAGTCCCGGCGAACCAAGACGCACTAACTTTGGCGTTAAAAAGCATGCGGATTAGCGCGCCAATACTAACAAAATCACTTGAGCCATTCGGCTTTAAAGCGCCGGATCTTGTTCAGGTCCCGGCAAAGGAAGAACCAGACAATACAACGACCGAGGAGGGTCAAGACATGACGCTAAAAGAATTGCTCGCAAAAGACGCTGTCGCGGCAGCAGAGTACAAGGCCGCCATCGAGACTGCCGTTGCGGTAGCCAAGAAGGAAGCAAAAGACGCGGCAAAGAAGGAGCTTGATGAGCTCGTTAAGGCTGTATCGCCGGTACTTGCCAGCGACGCGTATGACGCCGTGTTTAAGAAACAGGCGGTCAAAACCCTCTCTGGGGAGATGGCTAAAGAGGTGTTCCTCGCGCTTGTAACGCAAGAAGACATGACAGCGGAGCGCGCCAAGTCCGCAGACGCGAAGGCCGAATCTAAAGCGTCGGTTGACGGCGTCCCGGGGCAGCTCGGCTCTGACGGCGGAAACAAGGGCGTTGTATCGTCCGAGGCCGACGCAGACGCGCTAGTCAAGGATTTGTCTAACGACCAGTAATGGCATATAAGTCTGGCCGCGATTAAGGGGCCGGTCGTCAATAAAGAACGAGGGAGACACTCATGGCAGTACAGAACAATGCAAACTTGAGCACACGCAGCACGGTTATTGGCGGTTGGTCGATGAAGAGGCAGGTTACGCTTGCACAACTTCCCGGCCGAACAACAGACCTGCTTCACGGCACGGTATTGGCACACGTTGCGGCAGATGATGAATATACACCGCTGCGCGAGCTGGCGCTGACAACCGGGGCATCCAAGGCGTCTGCCGTTTACCTTGGGCCAGACATTGCCTTCGCAGACATTGCGGCAGCCTCTATTCCAAAGGCAGAGGTTGTGATTGGCGACGTCCAGCTTGACGAATCGCGGGTTGTATTTGAAAACGGGCGCGCGAAGGACGACGTTATTGTTGACGGCGTCAATACCCATACTGTGGAGGACGACCTAATCGCCCGCAGCATCTACCTGATTCCTACAAGGTCGATGACAGCTTAAGCACACCAGAACCCAAAGGGTAAGGAGTTTTAGACATGGCTAACCAGAGCACGCCGCTAGAGACTGACCTGTATACACGCGTGAACGCGGGCCTACTGGATACTCGCAAGACGATGTATTCAACGGCGGCGTTTATGTCTTTGTTTGGGAAGGCGCCGGGGCGCACCATCTTCTCGAAAGACCGAAGCGCCGTCAAGATTGACATCTTGCACGGCAATCGCGAGGCCGCACAGCTCGTGAAGCGCGGAGAGGTCGGTCAGCGCACCGACAACCCTCGTCCGGTTGGCGACAACTTTGAGACAATCGTCCGAACGTTCCCGCTAATTGAAGAGGAGACTCCAATCAGCGCAGACCAGCTCGAGCTTCGTCGCCCGGGCGAGTCTTCTGAGTCACAGCTATCCCGCAAGCGCAGGATGCAGCTGATGGCCCGGGACCATCACGACGAGCAAGTTCGCCTTTGCCACCGCCGTGTCGAGGGCCTTGCGTCCGACGCATACCGCACCGGCAAGCACGTCGCGGTTGAGGGTACGGTAGACCCTAACTACATCTACGACACCGGTCGGAATGTAGACAACACCTTCACTCCGGTAACGAAGTGGAACGAAGTTGGCGCCGACATTATTGGCGACATCGAGGACCTGTGCGAGAAGGTTCTCGAAAACGGGTTCCTAGACCCAGACTTCATCCTAATGGGCGACCGTGCGCTCGACGCGCTCATTAGGAACGCAGAGGTTAAAGAGCGCGCAGACATTCGCCGCTATCAGCTTGTGCAGATTGGCACCGGCTTGACAACGCCAGCTGTGTTCTCCGAGATGGTAGCCAACGGAGCTAAGCACTGGGGCCGCATCGTAATCGCCGGCAAGTACGACTTGGAGATTTTCTCCTACAATGCTCGCTGGGTTCCACCGGGCGTTGGCGTAAGCACAAAGTACATGCCAGAGGACGAGGTCATTGTGGCCAACTCTGGCGCGCGCTGCGACCTATACCTCGGACCCCCGGAGCTTTTGCCTTCGACTCCAACTCGCGACTCGCTGTACCGCGAGACATTTGGGTTCGACCCGAAGTCCGCGCCGATGCCGGCAAACATCAGCAAGACGCGCCCGCTTCCAATGAGCGGGTTCTACTTCAGCGCGTATTACAGCGAGAACGAGAAGGTTGTGACGCTCCGCACGCAGGTTGCTCCGATTCTTATCACAACGCACACGGACGCGATTGCGCGCGGACACACACTGCTGGCCTAATAATTGGCTAGCCAGAAAAGAAAGAGGACGGGGGACGTATGCAACTAGTATGGAATGGCGAAGGGTCACTCAAAATATTTATTGGCAAGAAGAAAATTTTTGTCAAGAAGGGCGAGGTCATCCCGGCCAAGGCGCTGAACAAGAAGCAGCAGGCGGCGTTCAAGAAGGACGGGCTTATCAAAGACCTTGACGAAAAGGCTGCGCCAAAGCACCCGAAGGGCTCTCCGGAGGCCAAGGCAGCGGCGGAGGCCAAGGCAGCGGCGGAGGCCAAGGCAGCGGCTGAGGCCAAGGCAGCGGCGGAGGCCAAGGCAGCGGCGGAGGCCAAGGCAGCGGCTGAGGCCAAGGCAGCGGCGGAGGCCAAGGCAGAAACAGGCGGCAAGACGCCGGTCGACCCAGACGGCGTAGTAAAAACCGCAAGCGACGACGAAACGGCCAACCCAGCCAAATAAGCTGGACGCCAATACAAGAATAGACGGGTCGGTCATGTAGATTGGCCGGCCCGTTTTTTTACAAGGAGTGCACATGGCCACCAAAGAGAAGACACAATTTTTAGTTATTGTAATCGGCGCCCTCATCACCGTATGCGGCCTCTTATATGCCGCACTAAACATTGGAATAAAAGAAAACTCTGCAAAGATAGAAAAGCGGCGCGACCATGTTACGGCTGAAATATCAGAGCTAAAGGGTCGCCACTTTTCAGACATTTCTACGATTCGCACCGGGCAGGCGGTTATAGAATCAGAAATAAAGCATGTTCAGTGTAGCCTTGACCGTATTGAGAAGAGCCTTGGCATTAAGTATTTATCTGCGGAGAAATAAACGTGGCAATTCCAAAGGCCCCAACCATCACCAATATTGAATCTTCCGGCGGAGTCCATACGGTATATATTACCGCGCAGGATGTTACATATTGGACGTTTGTTTTTTACCGCAAATATGACAGCGGCGATTGGGTTCTTGCGGACGACTATATAATCGGCGACGGCAACGTTGTTATTAGCCCGGGCGATGGCCAGTATCAATTCATGGCCGTGTCCCAGCTTGCTGGTGTTATGATGGAGCAGGGGGGTGCTTTTAGTAGTCCGACTTCAGCAACAACGGAACAAGAAGCGGAAAAGAACATCCGCGATATGATAGTAGAAAACAACGACGAGCTTTCAATTGAGTATTTTGGAATGCCAGTCGAGTTGCTAACGCCGGGCGGCATCTGGCTAAAGACTCACGCCAAGACCGGCGCTCCGCTCAAGGCTCTAATGACTCAATATGGCAAAATAGAAATCAGCCTCACGACCGGTGAGCCGGTTGTGTTGGAGGAGCCAATAGTTACAATGTCATTGCTCAGCCTTGTGCGAGTTCCTAAAAAGGGCGAGCGATGGGTAATTAAGATGCCAATTGAGCCATCCCCATCGGCCCCGCTTGTCACGTTTGGACTCAACAACGTTCAGGCGCCAGATGGCGGTTCTTCGCTGGGCACGATTCAGCTCTATCCAAAGGAGCTGGTTACATTATGATTTTTGAAACGGTACTAGGTAAAATAATCGAGCTGCTCAACAACAATTCAGAGAACGAGTTTACTGTTACACACGGCGTTGGAGAAACTGTTGGTGCGGATAAGGTTACAAAGCCAAATATCACTATTTTTTACGAGCGTGGCGTCTTTCCAAAAGCTGGCGCGGCATTGGCTGGGCCATACCAGCACGAGGCAACATTCAGAATAGAACATCGGATTGTAATGCCAGCGAAGAGCAACCTGTTTGTAATACACGACCCGGGCGCGACCGATGCGGAGTTGGCGGCGGCGTTGTTGGCGGCCCCGAGACAAACGGCAGACGCGTCTGCCGCATTGGACGAATTATTCAGCAGGGTATTTAACATCCTAATGGACGCAGAATATTATGATTTGAATCTTCCCATCGGGACTGTTGTAAATAGGAAAATCTCGAATTTTGATAAAGACAGGCCCATGCAGGCCGGAGGGCTGCTTGTTCTTACAGGATGGGCGCTCTTTACATGTGTAATGGAGGAGGCGGTTGGAGGTCTTGAGGGCCAGCCCGGCGGAAGTGTAGATATTAACCTTGATGTGGGGGACAAGTTGGAGCATACTACTGGTCATGTTTCTGATATATAGGAATAAAGGAGAGCAAGATGACAATCAATGAAAACTCAATAGCAGCCGCCAATGCAGCAAGCGTAGTCAATGTGCCGCTTCAGGCTGAGTCGGAGATTCTGGCTCGGAAGATATTATTGATTGGCACGGGCGACCCCGCATATGTTAACGGGAATGAACGCACCGCTGTTCGCAGTGCAGAGGAGGTCGCCGCGCTAACTGGCGTGGGCTATATGCTACACCGCAAGGCCATTGCGCTTTTCAATTTTGCTCATGGCACTGCCATCGAGTTCATCCAACAGCAAGAGGCTGCTGGGGATGCAGCGGATGGGTCGATTGATTTTGCAACATCGGCTGCCGTTCTAGCTGGCACACTCGCCCTCTATATTTCTAATGATAGAGTGCCGGTTGCAATTTCTGTCGGTGCAACGCCAGACGAAATAGCAACGGCGGTTGTTGCCGCGATACAGAAGTATCCGAACCTCCCCATAACTGCGGAGGTCGACGGGGCGGTTTTGTCGCAGGTGAACTTCACATCAAAAAGCAAAGGGCCTTTTGGTAATGATATAAGCCTAAGCGTGAACAACCGAAAGGGCGAGACGCTTCCGTTTGGCGTTGGGCTGGCCATTGTAGAAATGACAGGCGGCAATGGAGTTCCGATAATCCAAACAGTCCTTGACGACCTTGGCACGGGCGATGCCGCAAATGAAGACCACTATACTGCGATTTGCGCCTCAGGGTATGGTTCCGATGCAACAACGCTTGACGCGATTGCGAACTATGTCGGCCAAGGCAACACGCCGGTCGGGCTTTATAGCAAGACTGTGAAGCGTCCATTCCGCGCCCTCTTTGGCGATAATGCTCCCGAGATGGATGGGCTTGATGCGCTAATTGTGATTAGCGACCAGCGCAAGAACGACCGTTCGCAGGGCGTTCTATGTATCCCCGGGTCGCTATCGCATCCAGCAGAATTTGCAGCCGCAGCTATTGGCGACATGGAACACGTCAGCTCGTATCGGGCAGAGGAGCCATATACCAACCGCAAACTGTACGGATTCCATCCCGGCGCAGCAGCAGACCGATGGACTAAAGATTATGACGTCCGCGACTTGGCTGTAAAGTCTGGCATTAGCCCGACAATGGTGGAGGACAATACTGTATTGCTCCAGAATGTGGTATCGTTCTTTAGGCCAATTGAAGTTCCTGTTAAGAGCAACGCGTATCGGTCGATGCGCAACATCGCCATTATTCAAAACATGCTCGATACCATTAGCCGTCGATTTAGGACGGAACGCTGGACTGGCACGTCGATTGTCAAAGATGTTTTGCGAGTTAAAAATGTAGCAAGCCGCAAAAAGGCAAAGAGCGTCAGCCTTTTCCTCGACGAGCTTATTTCTATAGCGTCCGCATTCGAAGAGCGGGCTTGGATATTTGATGCTGATTATACGATTGACGCTCTGGCGAAGCCGGGCGCGGTTGTTTTGAGAGAGAACGGAAGCGGCTTTGATGCCGAGATGGAGGTTCGGTTCTCTGGCGTTGGCGATATTACCGACGTCACCGTTAAGATGGATACGTCGCTAGCAGGGGCAGTATAAAAAAAGGAGCTTGATATGGCAGTAGGAACAATCAGAGAGTTCAACCACGCAGGATTCCCGTTTCGTATTCCAGAGGATACAAGCGTTAGTAAGACGCCAAACTATACGGTGGAGGGGCTTCCGACATCCGGCGGCAACGAGGTGCAAATCACAACCGCCACCGGCCAAATTGAAAGCATCAAGGTTCGCGTTACGCCTGAAGAGCATGCGCTTGCAGAGGGGCTTGTGTTGACAGGCCCGCATCCGACAAGCGTTGTTTATGCCGATGGCTCGTCACATAGAGGCCCAGCGCGTATCAATGTCGGGCCTATGAACTCGGCGGACGGAACCGCAGAAATTACGGCCATACCAGTTGGTGGACCATTTAAGTTCATCAAAGCACAATAAACCAATTTAGGGGGGTTTTATGAGTGACGCATTCGAGGTACCAAACGGAACGCCAGAGCCAGCACCAGTCCCAAAGGAAAAGTCAGTCGACGACTTGGTCAAGGAGCGCGACGCAGGCGCGAGCCTTGCAGACAAGTGGTCTATTAGTAGCGTGAAGGAAGCTAAATACGTCCTGAGCGCCCACGACGCGAAGGTGGCGCTTCTGCACGCATTGGCGGCTCGCGATATTGACGTAAACCTTGCGGATGGAAAGAATGCGAGAGAGGCCCTTGGGGCAATACTCAACCGTGTTCACGATTATGTTCGGTTGGGCGTGCTTGAGTTTGAGGACGAATATATTATTCAAAACCTCAAGGCTCCGAACAAGGTTACGGGGAAGCAGCTTAAGTATTTGCCAATCAACGCCAAGATATTAATCGCAACGCTTAGGGCCAAGAGCTATGACCCAACGCCTGAAGAGCGGACGTTTATGACTATCGCTCAATCGGTAGGACTGACCGAGGATGATATTTATAAGCTCAAGGCGGTTGACCGCAACGTTGCGCTGATTATAGGTAACTATTTTTTAGAATAGAAGTAGAGACGGCGCGGCAGTGGGCATACAATATTTTCTATAGGGGCGCATCCCCTTCAGAGATAAATGCAATGTCCCGCGCCGAACTATGCTTTTGGAATGATGGGCACGAACTGATGGCCGCCGCCGAGGAAGAAGCGTTGAACACAAAGGATTGAGATATGCCCGCAAACCTTTCTATATGGACGACATTTAACGCTAGAGACCGCGTTTCTCCTAAAATGAAGAAGATGGGGAAGAGCGTGTCCGTTTTTGGTTCAACGCTCGGGGCCATTCTCGGGGCTGGGGTAATCACTCGTGGCCTTGGATTTTTACGATCACAAATCGGTTCGGTCATTGACGAAACACGCCGAGTCGAAGATGCCAAGGCCGCATTTACTCCCATAATGAAGGGAGCCAAGGCTGCGGCAGATATGGTTGATTTAATAAACACAACCGCCGCGACAACCCCATTCCAATTCGACAATATAGCCGGAGCAGTTGGCCAGCTGCTTCCTATAATGAATGGCGACGGGCAAAAAGCAATCAAGACATTCAGGATGCTTGGCGATACAGCTGGTGGCAACGCTCAAAAACTAGAGCGCATCATTCGTGGCTACGCAAAGGCATCGCTCAAGGGCAAGCCAGACATGGAATCGCTTAACATGATAAGCGAGGCTGGTATTCCTATCCTGCAGGTGCTAGGTAAAAATCTAGGCAAAACAACTACTGAAATATTAAAGATGTCAAGTCAAAGCAAGCTAACAAACAAAGACCTAGAAGGCGCGTTTGAAACCATGACCAGTAAGGGCGGGATATTTTATAAGGGGATGGCTATCGCGTCGGAGACGCTTAGCGGTAAATTGTCGACGCTTAGTGACAAGATAAATATCGCGAAGGCCACCATTGGCGAGCAGTTATTGCCCGTGCTAAAGCCGCTCATTAACGACTTAATCAAAGTCTCTGAATCTGTTGTGGCTTGGGTTTCTGCAAACAAGGGATTGATTGGCCAGCGCATCAAATCGGTGTTCGATGGAATACTTGGAGTTCTCGAGGTCATTGTTCCGTTCTTTATTGAATGGGGACCAGCCATATTGATAACCGTATCAGGCATCGCTGCGCTCTCTTTGGCGACTAGCGTGTTTAATGGCGTGTTCGCATTTACAACATTTTTAATTAATGCATCGCCACTAGGCATTCTTACCTTTATTCTTAAACTCGCAATTGCCGGATTTGTTATGCTTGCTGTCAAAGTTGGCGGGGTAGGGAATGCGTTTAAGATAGTTGGGTCAATCATCACGATTGCATTTTTGGCGCCGATAAGTCTAGCGCTTAGTGCTATATCATCAATGATTAATGTGCTATCTTTTCTGCCCGGATCTGTTGGGAATACGTTTAATGCGATGTCAAAAGAAATAGACGGATTTAACGAGTCAGTAAAGGCAAAGATAAATGAAAGCGGGAATTTTATTCAGGACAAGCTAAGCAACAAGCCAAGTGCTCCAAACAAGAGCGCCGTTGCTGCCCAGCAGATAAACTTTAACGGGCAGCTCAACGTAGCAGGCGCACCAGATGGGTCAACCGTTAGCGCGACAACAACCGGTGCACCAGATATTGATGTCAACCTGTTAGGGGCCGCAATATGAGCTGGGCAGATAGGCTACAAAAAAACATCACACTAACCGCCCCGCACGGGGTTGAGTTTAAAGCCAGCTGGGTAGGCGACGAGGTAACAAAAGAAATGCTTGTCGGACTATTCAATTATCCCAAGGCCATCGGCACAAGGGCGCAGCACATGGGCGCAGCTGGATCGCGGCACAACATCACTATATATTTCACCGGAGCAGATAACGACATTCAATCAAGGCTCTTTTTCGACGCCTGCGACCGGCAGGGGAAGTGGGTTGTTGACCATCCGGTTGATGGTAAGTTAGAATTGACGCTGTTGTCTGTTAGCAGGAAAAGAGCGCCAGTTACTAGTGGTGAAATAACAGAATGCACGACGGATTGGGTTGAACCATTTATCCAAATCGGCGGATCAGACAGCGCTAGCGTGCGCGACTCAGTGAACCCACTCGCCCAAGGGCGGGCGACATCTAATAGAGACCAATTCAAGCCGACCCAGAATTCTGCAAGCGAAATCTCGGCTATCAAAAACGCGACAAATTCAAAAATAACAGGATATGATAAATATCTGAAGCCTCTCGTTGGCGGAGACTTTATATCAACATCAATCAATATGCAAAACCAGCTTATCGGCCTAATGTCTGCGCCGAGGTTAGACATTCAAACAATAGCAAGTCAGGTCGAATTGCTAGTAACGCTTCCTGCGTCGGTTGCCAATGACATTAGTATACAGATTGATGGATATAAGTCCGCCATCGACAACTTTACAGATATTGAACTGAGCGCGGCAACACCAGAGGGTAAAAACTCTGCGCTAACATCTGAATTGTTTGCATCGGCTGCATTTTCTGGGCTATTAATCTCGGCGGCTGTTGCTGAATACGAAACAAAACAGCAGGCGATGTATGCAATCGATTCAGTGACCGATATGCTTAATCTTATGATTAGCAAAGCAGATGCGGAGCAGGAGTTGTTTTCCGACAGCCTGATTAAAAATCAATATGTAACGCAGGCTGAAAATTACACCAACTTAATAAATGGCGCGACCGCGATAATAGTATCGCTTCTAAATTCCATAACTGGATTAAAGACAGAGAAAAAAATAACGCTATTAGAAGACCGGTCGCCGCTAGATCTTGTTGTTGAATATTATGGTTCGCTTGGACTCGCTGATGAACACCTTGATTTCTTTATAGAGACAAACGGATTAACTGGCGACGATGTTTTGCTAATGCGAGCTGGGGCGGAGGCATTGTTCTATGTCTAAAAAACCGCGACCAACGCCGAATACTATGTATCAAGTCCAAGATGGGGACACTCTCGACTCAATCGAGATAGCCGCGTATGGACAGATTGTCGGCATATTAGAACAAACAACCGGCGTATTAAACGAGCGGACAAAACGAGATGCGTCCGGTCGGCCAGAAATATATGCGCGTTTTGACATCATCGCAATACCAAGCTCTCCGATATTGGATACCGCATCAAAATCAATAGAGGCAATAAATAAATTACAACCAGAAGAAGATGAATTGACTGTTATAATTGAAGGCACCAACATCCCGGTATTGTCTGCAAACGTACTGCTATCGCTCGACAAAGTTGTAAACGAGTGCGCGTTCCGATTCCACTGGAGCCCGGGCGAAGATAAAAATATAGACAAAATCTGTGTCCCGCTTAAGTTTAATCGCGCACAGGTATTTATAGGCCGCAAGCTAATATTGAATGGGTGGACCCAAACGCGACGGCCAGCAGGAACAGTCGGCGGCGTTACTATGGACATGACAATAAACTCGCCAGCATCAGACATTGTTGATTCTACGATGCTCCCGCCATACACGGCTAGTAATGTCACGCTCAGCGCACGGGCCAACCATGTATTGCGCCCATTTGGAATCTTGCCAAGGTTTGCGCCCGGCATTGAAGACCCACCATTTGATAAGGTCACCGGCGACGTTGCAGACAAGGTCTTTAAACATCTGGATTCGCTTGCCAGCCAGCGTCGCCTTCTTATGAGTTCGGACGCGACTGGCAACATCTTATTTAGGCGGGCCAATGTGGACACAAGGATTGGTCTTGTGAATGAAACATATGCCGGGTCTCTAACAGAGGGACATTTGCTCACAAAAGGATTTCAGGGGACGTTTTCAAATCGTGGACTGTTTAGTCAAATTACAGCGCTTGGCGGAAGCCCCGGTAGTCCTGCAAGCAGCGCGACCGTCATGGATCCAAACATCCCAAAAAGCAAGGCGATGGTGTTTAAGGCAAACGAGACAAATGTCGGTGGACTTCTTCAAGCGGCAAAGTGGCGGTTGTCTAAACAATACGCAGATACAATAAAGCTAGAGGTTACAGTATCTGGATGGTACAATCCGAACAGTGTCCTTTGGGATGTGAACACGGTTGTTGATGTAACAAGTCCAACGCTCAGCATTCCAAATGGCCATACTTTTTTGATTCGCAGTGTAAGATATGGATATGAAGTCGGCGGGAGAACGACTAAGCTAAGTCTAGTATTGCCTGAATCGTTTTCCGGCGATCCTGTAAGGTTACCGAGGGACTGGATATGACTGGCATAGTACGAGGGATTAACATCGGAACGAACCGCGATGGTATTGGCACTGTCGTGATGCTTACTTGTGCCATAAACAAAGCAGACGACTTGCAGACTGTTGAATATATGACTCGGGCAGGAGACAACCACCTGCCGACAATAGGTTCTATTGTGGCCATTCTTGGAGACGAGAAGAATTGGAAGATTGCGGTGGCGTCATATGATGGATTGGGTATCGCCCCGGGACTACAAAACGGAGAGCGATTGCTATATAGTCAAGGCAGGGCGTCTAGCATCAAAATAGCAAACGACGGCAGCCTAATATTTAACGGAGAGGGCGACAATCTTATCGGCTACACCGCAGCCGCAGCCGGATTTGACACGCTAGTGCTTGACCACAATACACATGTTCACTCTGGCCCAGGCAATCCACCTAGTATTCTATCATCGGCAAGCATCGCCGCATCGAAGAAGGATAGGTTGAAAACGATATGATACAGAAGAGATACCATTATAGATTTAACGACAACGCTCTTGATTCGTCCGGCAACAACACCCATGGCGTAATTCTTGGGGGTGCATTTTATTCTGACGATGTGCCGGGAGACTGGTTAATTAAATCGTTAGAATTTCCCGGGAGTGGAAGATTCAATGCATTACAAGGCGGATTCAATCCCAACGGGTTCACTGTATCTTTTTGGATGAAGCCATTGATATATGGTTTAGAGCTAGGTGCAGACGAAGCATGGGAAGCTTTTTTCTTTGGGGTATATCAAGGTGGGGATAATGTCTACTGTGGCGTTGACAGGGCAGATGACGAGCGTTTTATTCCTGCAGATTTTGATGTTCCTGTTATTCTTTTGGGCGAATGGCACAAGTATACATTTACTATAGAAAAGGGTACATGGGGCGTCCCAGACGCACTAGCCACTTTCTATAGAGACGACACCGTTCTGGCACAGAAGATGATGAAGAACGTCAATGAAGACTGGGACGGCATTATCATTCGCAATGTAAACGGGAACATAGCGGACATTAGAGTATATGATTTTGCGCTAACGCCGGAGCAAGTTCGGGCACTGCCGTTTGAGGCGTATTCAACAGGAATATATAGCGGCAAAGTTGACCCAGATAAATTTATCGGCGACCCTCAGATTACAATGACGCCAGACGGAGCTGATATTGATTTTGTAGATGGCCAGCCAAAAATGGATAAGGGGCTTGCCAATAAAGCGCTTATATCTTTATTCACACGCAATGGGTGGTGGGGTAAATCGCTCGGAGGCAATATAGGTTCAGATTTTGAGGCGCAAGCCCATGGGCCTATTACATTAAGAACACTAGAGACAACGCGCAAAGAAGCGGAGAGAGCATTGAAGTTCCCATCGTTTGGGGATGTTCGGGCAGAAGTTAAAAACATTTCGGGCCAGCGTCTGGATATGAGCGTTACCATTTCCCCCCCGAGCGGGACGCCTATGGCGCTGGCCCTTTCTAAATATGGGAGCCTTTGGGAACAGCAATCAAAGAAGGAAGAATAATGGCTATTGATACACCGACAACCGCGCAGCTTTACGCAACGGCGCTGACAGACCTCGAGACAAATATAGGCCAAACGGCCCCAACGGATGAGCGTTCGTTTCTAAACGTATTGTCGCGTGTTTTGGCGGGACAAGGCACCGGCTTATATAAGGCCATTGTTGATGAGGCGCGTCAAAGCTCTCCGCTAACGGCGACAGGCTACCGTCTAGACGAGCATGCGGCTAAAGAGGGCCTTGCCAGAAAAGGCGCGGAGAGCGCGGCATATACAATACGCATCGATGCCGAAGAGGGCGCGGTCATAAATATCACAAGCGTATTTGTTGGCGAGGCAAACAATGTGCGATATTCTGTAAATGAAGTCGCTATTGGTTCTGGCGGATTTGCGGACGTCAATGTTACCGCAATAGAGCCCGGGGCAATCGGCAACCTAAGCATTGGCGGGATTATGTCTATAGAATCTCCGCTGCCCGGGGTCGCACAACAAGCAGTTATTACCGTCGGGCTATCATCTGGAGCGGACGAAGAATCTGACGATGACTTACGGGCTCGCACAACATCAGCTTACCGTACAGTTAGTGGTGGAGGAGTTCCAGCTGACTATAGGCGATGGGGCGAGGAAGTCGAAGGCGTCCGTCGAGTTTATCCGTATGCATCAACCATAGAGCCATATAGAACACTATACGTTGAGGCAACGTCCGATGTAGATCCAGACGGAATAGCTCCGCCGGAGCTTCTTAACTCGGTGCGGGAATCTGTAAGTTTTGCACCTGATGGTTCTGGCCGTCGCCCGCTTGGGATTGGGGATACTACGCTAGATGTCGTGAGCATATCTCGGACTAATATATATATTACAATAGGAAACATATCCATCGACCCGACAAGACTTGATGCTGTCAAGACCGAGCTGGAGGCTGCATACAATGCCTATTTTGATTCGGTTCGTCCATATATCATCGGAGTTGATTCTGCGGTCGATAAAGACGATATAGTATCAAATCCAAGTATTGGAAACATAGCGAATGATGTTGTCGGGGCCACAGGCGGAACAGTAGAGCTTGCAACATTTGGTCTAACAGTAGATACTACGATAGCTTTGTATATTTTAGGGCAAGGCGAATTATTAAAACTAGCGGGGGTTGCATATGTCTAAAATAAGTCGTGCTGTCATTGATGCGCTATGGCCATCTGGGTCTGCATGGAATCCAAAATGCGGCGGTGACATTGATTCGCTTCTTGACGGGATAGCTGATTATTTTGATGAAATCTTAACGCACATTAGAGAAATCAAAAACTTCAGAGACCCAAAAACGACAACCATACTTGACGACCTAGAATATGATTTGGGCTATATAAAGAGGCTAGACTTAAGCGACCAAGCGCGTCGCGACTTATTAGATGCATTTGAAAAGCTAGTGTCCGACGGGACACAACCGAACCTAGAGTCTGTCTTAAATGCCGCTGGATTTGGCGTTCAAGTTCACGAAAACGATCCAGCTTCCGATCCGTCATTGTTTATCACGCCGGAGAAGCTTTTGGTCGGGACGGTTTCTTATACAGAACGCAATAAGTGGTTGGCCGTCGCAGGGCGCATGGTTGCGGGCAATCAAAACGCTGTTGCTGGTAGATATGATACCACAACCCAAACCCCAGAGCTTCCAATTATACCGCCGCAAGGA